ACATAGTGGCCGGCCACGGGCAGGCGGGCGGAGGAGGGGAGGGCTTCGGCGGGTGCCACCTTGAACTTGTTGTCGGTGGTGTAGGGCATCCGGTGATCGTGGGTGGCAAGGAGGGAATAGGCCGTGCCCTCGAACTGGTGGAGGGTTCCCTCGTAGAGGAAGCTGGTCACCCCCAAGGTGGGCTGGAAGGAGATGGATCCGTCGGTGTCCCAGCAGGCGACGCGCATCCCAACCTCGATGGTGTTGATGGGTTGCCACCCGGAGGGGGTCAGGACCTCGTGGTCGGAGGTGAGGCAACCGTGCGCGGCGCGCTTGGCGATGTCGCGGTAGGACATCTCGCGGTAATACTTGCGGTCGGCGAGTTCGCGCTTGGGCTCGAAGCCGAAGACCATGGCGGCCACCATGGTGTGAACGTCCCCCGACTCGATGGCCTTGATGTAGCCTTCGTCCCCCGAGAGGTAGCCTACGACGCGGGCCTCGGCGCCCTGCTGGTCGCAGTTGAAGAAGATGTGGCCGGGGTCGGGGATGAAGATGCGGCGGATGTAGTCGTCGATGTTCTGGAGGTTGGAGCCCCACCCGAAGGGGTGCTCGCTGCTCGACCAGCGCCCGGTGTCGGTGCCCCCGATGTTGAAGTTGGCGTGCCAGCGCCCGGAGGGGGAGAGGGTCTTGGTGAGGGTGTCGATGGTCTTCTCGAGGTCGCGCATCGCAAGGAGGTGGGAGGTGATGGGCATGGCGCGCACGTACTCGCGGTGCAGGCGCTCGAGGGTGTCCCGGTCGGTGGAGACCTTCTTCTCGCCCTTCTTCGAGACGATGATCTCGGGGAGGTAGAGGCGCTTGTAGAGGAGTTCCTGGAGCTGGAGGTAGCTGCGCGGGTTGAACTTCTTGTCCCACACGCCCTGGCATATGGCGTCGAAGTTGACGCGGATCTTGTCCAGGCGCTGCTGAAGGTGCTCCACCATGGCGTCGCGCTTCGTGGTGTCGATGAGGATGCCCCTCTCCATGAGGGTGATGACGAGGGGGAGGAGGGCTCGCTCGAACTCGTAGGTGGGGTTGGGCTGGATGGCCGCGAACACCTCCTGGGTGAGCATCCCGTCAAGGCCGTTGTAGACCATCTGCTGGAGGGGCAGGTCCATCGTGGGCAGGTTGTCGGTATGGAGAGTGCGCAAGGTCATGCTCCAGGGCGTGGGAGAGTTGGACGAGGAGGGCGAGGGCGTGGCTGCGCGCGAGGGGGATGCGCGTAAGGTTACCCTGCAGGACTACGTTGGCAAGCATGCCCTCGGAGGTGAAGGTGATGAAGAGGAGCGGGGGCGGTGCGTAGTCAGGCACCAGAGGTGTCCGCCCGGCGGACGGTGCGGCCCTCCTTGATGAGGGTGGTGACGGCCCGCTTGAAGTAGTCGTAGTTGATGTCGAGCAGGTCGCACATGTCCTTGAGGGGGGTGGCCGAAGAGGTGAAGATAACGCCGCGCGCCTGGTCTCGAGCGATGGAGGGGGTGGGGGAGGTGGCGTCGTCCACTGCCTGCATGATGACGGCGAGGAAGAGGCGCTCTTCGGGTTGAAGAGGACGTTGTCGCTCCTCAGGAGCGAGTTCGTATCGGAAGGTGTCCCAATCGAGAAGAAGGATTTGCTCGTGTCTCTTATTCATCTTTCTTGTTTCGATCTTTCACCTTTCCCACGCGCATCAGCTTCCATGATTTTTCGTTGCAGTAGATGGAGCCCAGGAATCCCAAGGACTTCTGCCACTCTATCTCGTTACTATGGCTGAGTAACATTGTATCGTCAACGGGAAACCTGGTGTGGATCCCGGCGGCCTCGAGGTAGGTGAGGTCGTAGACGGCGTTGTGTGCGATCTTGACGCAGGGCGAGGCCATGAGGATCTGGATGTGGGCCCAGATATGCACCTCGTCCTCCTCCGACCAGCAGTTGGTGGGGTTGAAGATGGGGACGACGTAGACTCGGGAGGAGGAGAGGGCAAAGCAGATCATGGTGATCTGGCCCTTGGAGGTCTCGATGTCGAAGGCAAAGCGGCCCGCGGCGAGGATGTCCTTGGTGGCCCGCTCCATGTCGCGCACGCTCTCCACGATGTGGATGGTGCGGCGGGGGAATACGCTGTGGGGCTTGCGGGATTCCTGCCAGGCCTTGCGCAGGTCCATGGCGAGGACGGGCAGGAGGGAGTGGTCCTTGATGATGGCGCGGGGGTGGTGCGTGGGGATGATGCGCAGGCCATCCCAGTAGCAGATGGTGCCCCGGTGGTCGAGCATGCGCTCCCCCGTGAGGGCCCAGAGGGAGAGGTCACCCATGGCCACCACCAGGGGGGCTTCCCTGCAGCGCCGGCGCGCCTCCTCGTAGTGGGGGAGGTAGGTGGAGCGCAGGTAGCCTAGCTGCTTGTGGAGGGGGTTGGCCGCCTCCGCGTCCGGGCATTCCTTGCGCGGGTGGAAGTAGGAGGAGGGGTTGTTGAAGCGCGGGGGGTCGGGGAAGAGGGTGACGAACTGGGGATCGGGGATGTCGCTGTAGCGCCGGCAGATGTCGAGGATGCCCCGCGGGTAGCCGGCGATGGGCAGCCCTGCCTTGATCTCGGTGATGCTGGGGTAATCGAGAAGAAGGAGCATGGGCGCACCTGGAGGAATGGGTGTGGCGGGCGACAGTACCCCCCAAAGGAGGCCGCGGTGTAAGGTACTGCCTTGCTGTTGTTGGACGCCGCCACTCGCCCTCAATCACACACCGCAGCTAGGGTGGGAGAGGGGTGGTGGTGGAGACAGGTGCATCCCGGCACTGAGGTGAGGGGATGCATGTGTCTCCTTGAGGGCGCCACCACACGCCCCTACGGGGTTAGCTACCCGTCACGCCGCCTGGAACTTGGTGACGTTGAGGTACTCCTTGCCGTTCATGCCCTTCTCGGCACGGTACTCGAAGACGGCCTCGGTACCCACCATCTGCTCGAAGTTGTCCTTCCACGGAACGTCGTCGTTCCACTGCGGGAAGAGGTTCTTGAGGGAACGCTTCGAGATGGGCGCCGCCTTCGGGGTGAAGTAGAGGCGGCCCGAGCGCAGCGGGCGGTTGGTCTCGACGCCCGTCATGTCCTGACCCGAGAGGGGCTCCGCCACCTTGAACTCGAGGATGGCGTAGTTCTTGGCGTCGTCGGTGCGCACGAGCTGGTAGCCCGACATGAAGCCGCGGTAGCGACCCGGCGGGGTGTCCCGCAGGTCTTCGACATCGGCGGGGAGGGAGTTCCAGAAATCGTCCATGGCTAGTCCTTTCACGCTTCGATCTGCTTGAACACGGCGCCCAGATCGAATGGCGCCTCTGCGTGCACCCGATGGGGTGCGCTGCATTTCAGGTAGCCCATATCACGCGTGGTCTGCGTCGTCAAGGAGGGCTTTCCATCCTTGTTGCGCGTCGCGAGCCACACGTTGTTCATGTAGCGGGCCACGATGTTGGGAAGCTGCTGGCCGAGGAAGGAGGGGAAGGCACGCATGATGCCGCCCGTCTTCTTGTTCTCGATGAGGCGGATGTGCGCGATGAAGATGAGGTGGAACTTGTAGCGGTCGCTGGTGAGGCGCGCCACCTGGTTCTCGAAGCGCTTGTTCATCACGCCCCAGAGGGATTGGTCGAAGCCGGCCTTGTCGTCGGCGATGCCGTTCTCCTTGAGGACCTGGGCCATGCAGACCTCGTTCCAGAAGGTGGCGCTGTCGATGACGAGGACGGTCTTGCTGTCCCACTCGGTGAGATCGCCGAGGTCTTCGCCCGGGGGATTCCACTTGGTGGTGAGGGCGATGGACTTCTTCCAGCTATCGGGATCCTTCGCGGGGATCGAGTAGTAGGAGATGTTGTCCGCCTTGCCCTCCTTGAGGTATGCATTGAGGATGGCGAGGTTGTTGTCCAGGTCGAGGATGCGAACCTTGTAGTCCTCGTTGGCCAGGGTAGCGAGGAGGCCGGTCTTGCCGGCGCCGGGGTCACCCACCAGCAGCAGCTTCACGCGGCGCTGGTTGGGATGCTGGGAGAAGACAGGCATGTCACTTTCCTTTCCTGAGTTTCAATGCTTCTGGAGGACATATGAAGGTACCCGCGGGGGAGAGCACAGTGCAAAGCAATTCGTCACCATCTGCCCACTGATGCCAGTGGGCGTCCAAGATTTCAACGTGAGTCCCGGGGTAGATGTAGGTGTGGTTGCGTGCGCAGACTGTGCGGGTGAGGACTGCGGGAAGGGGGAAGTTCCCCGCGTCACGGAGGAGATCCCACAGGGTTGGCATCTTCGGAGTTCCATTCGATCTCATCGAGGTAAGCCCACGCCAGCGTCCCGTCAGGCAGGACGATGTCGTAGGAGGTACCTAGCTCAACCGTGTGCTGCTCGTCAAGGCGAACTTTCACGGGGGTGCCGGGAGGGTTGCCATTGATGGGGGCGCGCAGGGTGGCTACACGAGTTTCCATAGCAGGATGACTCCGAGGATGGGGAGGATGAGGGTGGCGCCGAGGGAGATGACGATGAAGATAGCCACCAACCAGGGAACAATCTCTTCAGAAATTACATCCCACGCCCGCCTCGCGAAAGAGGTCGCGCGAGAGGAAAGTTTCTGCGCGCCATCGCGAAGCAAACTCGGAAGACATTGGAGATGATACCACACGGGCGATTCCTTTCGAGATTATGGAGAGGGCACACGAGGTGCAGGGCGGGTGGGTGCAATAGAGGGTGGCACCCTGCGTGGGGAAGTGGGCGTTGTCAAGCACGTTGCGCTCTGCGTGGATGGTGTAGCGCAGCTTGATGTCCCGGTCAGCGAGGCGGGAGGCGGAGTCGAGTACGCCCCGGGGGAACCCGTTGTACCCCAGGGCGACCTGGCGCTTGTCGAGGCCCACGAGGACAGCGCCCACCTTGGTGCTGGGGTCCTTGCTCCACTGGGAGACGTGGAGGGCAAGGGCGAGGAAGCGCTCATCCCAGGTCATGCGCGGTCCCTGCTGTTGAAGTAGGCGACGATGGCGTCGGCGGCGAGGTCCCGCACGGCGTCAGAACACCCCACTTCCACGAGGATCATCAGGTGTCGGGATCCCTTGAAGATTGAACCGTGGCTGTGATGGTACTTGCCGGCGGCAGGCGTGCATGAGGATGAGGGCCGGGGGCTGGAAGGCTCGGCGCATTTGGCGCGCGGCTTCCTCGCAGGCTTGGTAGCTGTCATAGGACATCTCGTATGGGCTGCAGGTACGTCGAAGGGTTAGGGTTTCGAAGTCCGGGTCCACGTAGCACAACAGCAGAAGAAGTGCGTGCATTGGCGAGCAGCCTCTTGGGGATGAAGTCTTCGTAGCGCCTGCCCTGCATGAGCCGGGCGATGAGGATTTCGGGATCCTCCCGGGGCCGACTCTGGGAGATGTAGAGGAACTGGTTCATCTTGTTGTTGGGGTTGCGCCCGACGACATCCAAGAGACCCTCCCCGTACATGCGCGAGACCTTGTTGACGATCTGGTTGCGCGTGAGGAAGGGGTAGCTCTGGTGGATGTCGTCCGCCGTGAATTCGTCGGGCTGGGACAAGATGAAGAGGGTTAGGTCGCGAGCCTCCTCGGGGGAGAGGCTGGCGCGCTTAGTCTTGGCGGGCATGGGACACCTGCGGGCAGAAGGGAGCGACGCTGCAATACTTTTCGCAGCGGAGGTAGGAGCCGGGCCGCACCTCGAGGTAGAGGTGGCGGGAGTCCGATGCCTGGGAGATGAAGGCGGTGGCCTCGCTCTCGGAGGAGAAGAGCTTGACGGCACTCTTGCGCCCGTTCTTCATGACGGCGTAGGTGGGCGGACGGTGCCAGCGCTCGGCGTCGGTGCAGGGCGAGGGGTTTTCGTGCTCGAGGACGCGCGCCTCGATGCGCCGCTCGGCTTCCTCAGGGGACCAGAGGGGGATGTCCGCCACCTGGAGCATGAGGTTGGGGTAGTCGAGGGTGCGCTCGCTCATGAACTCGTTCCAATCGCGCAGCAGGGCAACGATCTGGAGGGCCTTCACCTCGATGCCGTGGCGCCGGAGGAGCCAGGCGTAGGTGTTGAGCTGGTTCTCCCACTCGGTCTCGCGGAGTTGGTGCTGGAAGCGCGTGACGGAGGTGACCTTGTAGTCCTGGAGGATGCCGTCGCCCACGATGAGGCGGTCAAATTGGCCGCTGACGGTGCGCCCCGCCACCTCGGCGAAGAGGCGCTTCTCGATGACGGCCTCGGTGTCGTGGGCCGCCAGCATGTTGTGGAAGGCGGTGCCCAGGAGGGAGAGGAGGTGGTCGCTGGCGTCGGTCTGGATCTCCTCGCCGTGCTTGCGCGTGAGGGCGACGATCTGGGTGGGCTTCCAGAGGGAGGAGGCGGTGATGTGGGCGCCGCCGTCATCGTAGGCGTCGGCCTCCAATGCGGAGATGATGGAGGAGGGGAGGTTGTACTTGTTCGTGTAGGTCATGGCATCCTCTGTATGGTTAGGGTGTAGCCCAATACCTCGAGCATGGAGGTGAAGTCAATGATGTTGGGCGTGCTGCTGCCCTCGAGCCACCTGTCGAGGGTGTTTCGGGAGATGCCGGCCTGGCCGCACAGCTTGGAGTGAAACTGGTCGCTCTCGTCGAGAAGCGCCTTGAGTTGCTGGACGAGGGGGTCGAGGCTCATGTCACATCCTTTCCCTGGAGGAGGTCACGGGCGAGCGCGGGCGCATCCCAGAAGCCGTCACCCTCCACGATCTTCTGGAGACCGGCGCGGAGACGCTCTATCTCGCGCGCCATCTTCATCTCCGCTGCGGTGGGGCCTTCGTTCTCGCTGCAACAGTCGCGGAGAACATCGACCCCGAACTCCTTGTAGATGTCGCTCATGGCTTGGCCTCCTTCAGCGCGGCGCGCAGTTCTCTGTATTTCTTCTCCCAATGCGACCACCCGCTGTCGTAGGTGAAGAGATTATCTGCTGCTGCGCGGATGCGTTCCAGCTCCTCGACGCGGGCGCGGAGCCGGGTGATCTCCTGCGCCATCTTCATCTCCGCTGCGGTCGGTCCTGCGTATCGTGCACACAGGAAATCAACTCCGAACTCCTTGTAGATGTCGCTCATGGCTTGGCCTCCTTAATGGCCGCGAAATATGCTGGACGCCAATCACCGTCCTGCGTGTTTTCCCATTCGGCGCCGCACCTTTCGCAGCGTCTGACGGATCGTCTAGACACATACGTCGTGTTGTCTGGCAGGGGCATTGGCACATCAATGGTCATCCGCCGCGCCGTCTTGTGGAGGCAGGAGAGGCAGAGCAATACTTTAGTCATGGCGCAGCATCTTCAAGCGCGTAGGTCGCTGTTTTCTGATGGTTATAGCAGTTAGTGCATTGAGCCGCCACGCTAGGGTGTGGCGTGGCTTGAATCCGTCGAAGCGCCCTTTCCAACACCTCGACGCGGGCGCGGAGGCTATCAGTTAGAATTGTCGCAAGTCGAGCGCATTCCAAATGCTCCTCTTTAAGCCTTCTATTCTCGATTCGCAGCTTGCTCACGATGTCGCTCATGGCTTGGCCTCCCTCATCTCGCTGCACACCCGCCGCAGTTCGGCGGCTTGAGCGGCGCGCTCGGTGTCGCGGGCTGACCACGCCGCCGCCGTCCACATCGTCTCCACCGCCACCGCCGCCGCCGCCGACGACGACCTCGCCGCCCACCTCGCCGCCTCCGCCGCCGACGCCTCCGACGCCCACATCGCCGCCGCCGCCGCCGTCCACATCGTCTCCACCGCCTCCTCCGCCGCCGCCGCCAACGACGACAATTCCTCGTCGCTTGCCTCCCCGCGAGCATACCGCTCCGCGACATCGAGAGCAGCGATGCTGCGCGGATCGGTCATCAGATGCTGGACCCGCCGCGCGCACCAGACCGCATAGAGCCGGATCTCGCGGTCGCAGTTTTCGACGGCGCGCAAGCACCATAGCGCGTCATCGAGGCCGTTGTGGTCGAGGATGGTGTCTATCCACAGCGGCTCGTCGTCCGCTGCGGTTTTGTTCAGGCCGCGCAGCAGTCTCCCCCAGCCGTCTTGGCACGGGCTGTGCGCGCGGATCTGGTTTAGAGTGGTCCTCATGGCCCATCCTCCTCGCGCATGGCCCGCACCACTTGCAGAAGATCCTCGTTGTTGGCTGCACCAAATGAGAGCATGCGCTCCAGGTCCACGGAGTGGGCAAGCATCTTCTCGTTGTGGGCGCGGATGCGAATGATGTCATCGATGGCGTCATCGATGAATTCGATACGCATTTTCCGCATGGCTTGCAGCGTTCGGAATGTTCTGGTCATAGGCCGGCCTCCTCCTTGATGCGGTTGACGACTTCCCAGAGTTCCTCGTGGACGAGGTCGTGGATGATGTCCTGGGGAGACTTGTCGTCCGCGAGGTGGAGTACCATCCGTTCCTGCGCCTCGTCAAGGATGGCTTCGCGCAGCGTCACCATGATGGCAAGGATCTCCTTCTTGGCTTTGGCCTGGGCCTTCTCAATGCGCTCGTAGCAATGGAGGGCGGAGCATTGCTCGCGGTGGGCGTCGGTCTCCCGGCAGTATTGCTTGTAGCTGTACTGGTTCATGGAGTTGCCTTTCGTGAAGCCCGCCGGAGCTGGCGGTGCATGATCCTGCGGATGGTTCGATTATAGCTGGCCTCGATGAAGAGGGGGACGGTGCCTTTGCCGTTGCACGCGCCACACTTTACTGGGCTGGTACGGACGAGGCTCCGCGAGCGGCCTGTCCCCCGGCAGCCTGGGCAGGGGTTCATGCTTGGTCCTCATTGCTGTAGAGAATGGGGCGGCGCTCTGGATCCAGCACCTGGTAGCCGGCGACACGCATTGCGGTGAGCACGTCGGATACGTCCTGCTTCCAGTGGCCCTGCTCGTCCTCGGAGACGGTGCGGAAGGGGCGGTGGGGGTAGGTGAGGTGCCACCAGGTGGCGGCGACCTTCTCGAGAACGTCATCGGAGTGAATCATGTCGGTTCCTTTCCGGGGCGTCAGCCCCACTGGGAGGCCATCGCGTCGGCGATGCCTTGGTAAGTAAGGCTGCGGATCTTGGCCCTATGCGGGGAGGGACCTAGTTTGTTCTGCCCCGATGGGGTTTGATTGGCATAAAGTTTCTTGACGATGGGGTTGGTGGATACCAACGGGGGAAGGTTCTTGAGCCAGAGACAGGTACGCTTGGATGCATCCTCGCCGAACATCCAAGGTTGGACGATCTGGTCTGGCTTGCGATAGCGGGTGGACATGACGCCGATGGGGTTTTCGATGGCGATCTTGGGGGAGTTGGCGCGGGTGAAGGCGAGGAAGAAGGCAGCCGCCTCCTCGGTGAGAGCCTCGCGCTCCGGGCGCCGGGAGTTCCAATGGATGCCTGACGCTGAAAGGTAGGTGCATGGCGGGAAGGCGACGACGAGATCCCAAGGTTGGGAGAGCAGGGGGATAACGTCCCCTTGGTGGTGAGGGCCGGGCACGTCGGTGGGCTCGAGGTCGCAGGAGATGGCATCGTGGCCCCGCGCCAGGAAGGCGTCGCGGACACGGCCACTGTACTCGCAGGCTACGAGGATACGCATGGTTAGTCCTCCTCCTTGCGGAAGTGCGGGATTTCCTTTTGGGGGAAGTGGAGATCGACCTCCTTGTATTCCTTGTAGATGAGGCTGCCGGCGCTGTCCAACTGGTACGCGAGGGGCGCGCGGTGCTCGAGGATGGTGTAGTCGTGAAGCAGCCCGTGTTCCTTGTTCTCCATCCGCTCCCACGCGCAGTGGTTGTAGACGAAGAGGCGCGCGTCGTCGAGGGTCTTGGCGGCGACGAGCTTGCGTCCGTGCAGGATGGGCTTGCCCCTGTACTCGAAGGTAAAATACTTCTTCATACGATCCTCCAGATGCGGGTGCCGCGGACGCCGGCCAGCAGGGCGCTGCGCGTGGTGTACTTGGTGTTGAGTTTGCGCGCGGTGGCGCTGACATACACGCTGACAGTGTGGCTGTCCACCGGGACATACATGGAATTGCCAACCTCGAGCTTGACGAGGTCGCGGGTCCACTCCTTGTGGGAGCGGCGAAGGTTAGAAGGGTGGGTCATGGAGGTCTCCGTTGAGGTAGCGGGTGCGGTAGTCGAGGGCGATGGTGCGGTAGCGCTGGGCCAGGTCGTGGTTGCCGGCCCACTCGGCGTCGGAAGCTAGCCGGGTGAATTCACGGTAGCGTTCCTGCGTCGTCGGCATTTTCGCGGGCCTTGCGATAGCGCGCGACGATGGCGCGGAGGCGGGCGATGATTTCATTGAGGTCCTCCTCGGTGAGGGTTTCGAGGTCGGCGGCGAAGGTCTCGCTGTCGCTGCGGCGGGTCAATTGGCCATCCGGCGGATGAAGCCGTCCCTCAGGTTGGCGGCGGCGTCCTTCGCGAAGATGGAGAAATCGGCGAGGACATCGTCGTGGGTCTTGGGTGGGAACGAGAGGGCCAGCTCGGTAGCCAGGCACATTGCGAGGGCGGTCATGCGCCAGGCCATGGCGTCGGCCTCGTCCATGTCGGCGGTGAGGTCGGCCAAGAGCTGGCGGACTTGCACCATTTTGGAGGTGTCGTCGGGGTTCATGGGGTTACCTCACGCACATGAGAAGGATGATGAGAAGGGCAAGGATTACTTGGAAGGGCAAGGTTCGTCCTCCCAGAGGGCACCCAGGACGGAGTGGGCGGGGATGCCGCAGACGGCGGAGGTGAGGGCGAGAATGCCGTCGAGGGATTCCTCAGGGTTCTGCTCGTCCAGGCGGAGGAAGACGCGAACGATTTCCTCGCGGTTCATTGGCCGGCCTCCCCCAGGGCGCGCGTGAGAAGGTCCCGCAGGGCGGCGGCCTCCTCGAGCTTGAAGGTGATCTGAAGCCCGTTGATGCCATTGGCCGTGATGACGATGCGGGAATCCTCACCAATGCGCAACACCTTGTGCTCGAAGGTTGCAGGGAGTGCCAGATAGGTTACATACATGGTAGGTCTCCTTTCAGGGTCCGAAGGGTCCGCCGAAACGCTCGGTGTTGTCGGCGCATCGGTCGCACTGGTAGCCGCGCAGCCTGTCCTCGCGCGTGAGGACGTTGCGGGTCTTGCAGGTTGGGCAGGAGAGGTTTCGGGGATTGCCCTTGTGGGCGGCCCGCAGGGCGGAGCCTGGCCGGGCGAAGGCCACGTACTCGTCGTCATACATGGGATCAATCCTCGGGGGTGTTGACGACGAGGTTGAAGCGGCGGGCGATGTTGCTGGCGTCGGCCAAGAGATACCCGCGGAAGTTGGGGTCCCGGTTCTCGTCGTAGTCGTCGTGAAGGTTCTGCAACAGTTCGTGCAGGGGCTTGCCATGCTGGTCCTCCACGCAAAGCGCGCGGAGGGCGGGGATGCCGGCGACCTCGGGATGCTGGTCGAGGAGCATCCGGCTGCTGAGTCCTTCCATGTCCTCGCGGTAGAGGTCGTCGGGGATCAGCGCTCCGATGGCGCAGCGGGCCCCACCCGTGCCTCGGTAGGCGCAGCCCTCGGCTTCACGCCAATCCCGGCGGGAGGTGCGGTTCTGGTTCCAGAGGTGCTGGATGACCAGGTCGAAAGCCTGTTGGGTATCCATGGGTAGGCTCCTTTGATGTTGGGGTTTGGGGTTTGCCATAGCCGAAAGATGCGCGGTATGTTAGTTTTGCAGGGGTGCTATGCGTCGCGCTTACCTTCGGCGCGGTAGAGGGGGTCACGCGTGGCGGGTTTCCTACGCAGAAACGGACAGGCCTTGCACAAGGTAGTCGGTCTCATCCGTCATGGCTTCGACCAGATATTCCGCCAGGTCGCCATCGGATAGCGCCGCGCGGGCAATTTCCACGGTCGCGCGCGTTAGGAAAAGTTTCAGATGCTGGGCGTCGAGTCCGTCCGTGTCATAGTCCACGGATATGGTCACGGGGATGGTCACTTGAACGCGCATGGCGGGGGTTCCTTTCAAGTAGAGGGGCTGAGGCAAGCGAGAAGAAAGCCGTAGTTGCGGGCGATCCAGCGCTGCGCGGGTTCGCCCTCGTCGACCAACAAAACGTCCATGGGCTCGCGGATGGTGATGACGTGGCCGCGGAAGTCAAAGGCGATCTTGTCGCCCAGGTAGCGGATGTTCCGAATCTCCCGGTGCATGGAAAGGGTTCCTTTCAGATATGCCCATGGGCGCGGAGGCTAGCATGGGACGAGGGCGAGACGATGATATGGTCGAGTAGGCGAACGTCGAGGGGCTTTAGGGCGCGGTCCACCTCGCGCGTCATGTCTATGTCTGCGCGGGAGGGCGTCACGTCGCCCGAGGGATGGTTGTGCGCGAGGATGATAGCGGCGGCGTCGCGCAAGAGGGCTCGTTTGGCTACCTCGCGCGGGTAGATCGGGGCATGGTTGACGGTGCCTGTGGCCATCACCTCGTGGCAGATGAGGCGATGGCCGTTGTCGGTGTAGATAACGACGAGGCTTTCCGTTGTCGCGTGGCCGGCCAGGGCGCGGAGGAAGGCGACGACCTTGTCCCAGCTGGAAAGAAGGGGCTTGTCGCGGAGGGTTTCCAAAGCGACGGCGATGGATAGTTCGTGCGCGGCGCGGATCGCGGCGACCTCGCGCGGGCGCAGGCCGAGGCCGCGGAGGGCGAGGGGGTCGGCGGCGAGGATG